TGATTGGTATCGAAGATTAAAAAGAAAAGACTATAGTATCTTTTTTGAAGAATTAAATCGGTGGGGAGTTGAATCACCCCCTAAACTAGGAACAATTGGTTTATGTCATAGCGAAGATGATTCTTATGGCATGGCAGCTTTTTACGAGGAAGGATGGCTAAGTTACAGAAAGACATTAGAAGGCCAGGTGGTGATTTGGTCGCCGCTAGAAGCCCTTTCACTCGCAGGGTGTTACTTCCAGCGGAAGCCGATCTCTGTAATACACTTGGATTAACAGAAGAAGAATATTATCAATTTTTAGAAGGTGTAGCAGCAAAAGTAAAAGAAAGACCAGAGGCTTATGGTTTAGTTCCTGAAATTGTTAATGGTCCCGCTGCTGGTGCTTTTGCTCTTTACAATGCCGCTGGTGGATTAACCATTTTAGGGCAAGTAGCTGTTGGTGTTGCTTTAAGTGTTGTTTCATATCTTTTAACACCTAAACCCCCAAGCATGAAGCAAGGGACAAACGAAAGAACTGCTGATATGGCAGGTCTTAAGCGTTTTGCTCCTCAGTTTTCATTTAACAGTGTTCAAGAATTAGCAAATTTAGGTGATGTAATTCCTCTTGTTTTTACAAATACAGTTGAAAATTCAAGTGGTGGAGTAAGAGTTAATTCACAATTAATGTGGTCACAACTTGTTAGCTTGGGTCGGTTTCAGCAATTAAAAATACTTGCTTTATTTTCTTTAGGTGAAATAGCTCAAAAACCTGATTATGAAGGATATGCTATTGGTGATTTATTAATAGAAAACTATCAAGCTGAGAAAATTTATTTATCTAGAGTTTTTGTTGGTAGTGGTCTAAATATTCCTTTTCAAACTAATGGAGGTGCTTTTTCTGATGATATTTTTAAAATTGATAATTTAAAGCATTTTTCTGGGGCAAGAAATCCTACAACACAAGCAACTTTTGGGTTAAGTAATCCTATGCCTAATTTGACTTATTTTAGGCTTCCTTATGAACTAGTACGTGCTCCAAGTAACTTGAATAAAGATAATAGGCCAGCAGCAAGAATTACATATGAAAAGAGAAGGAAAAACTTAGCTAAATGGCCTGTTAGAGCTGGTTTTGTTGATGGTGGTAATTCTTCTCAAAAAGCAGGTATTAGTGATCTTCCTGTTGATACATATTTAACTTATCAAGTGGTAGGAGGGGAGCTTACTGATGCAGCTGCGTATCAACAAGACGAAGATTATTATAAAGCTCATGGTGTTGAAGATGTTAATTCTATTAGTAAAACAATTAGAGAATCAACTGATTCTTACATAGTAGAAGGTGAGCAATATTTAGCAGGGACAGCATTGGTTGGTTGCACTTGGGTAGCCAACGAAGATTGGCCTGGACAACCTTGGGAAGCAGGTGAAAATTCTTTTACTAGAGGTTATCAATTAAAAGTTTTAGAAGAAGGCAAATATGAATGTGCTCCTACTACCAGTATTAATATACATTGTTTAAATCCTCAATGGAAAGATGGTCAGGGAGGTAGAGCAACAGGGGATTTCTTTCAAGTAAAAGATAGTAAATATTATTATGAACAATATGATGGAGATGCTTATTTATTATATGAACCTGCTCAAAGATATGTTCTTCAAAAAGTTAATTTAGGAACTGTTTCTGATAATAGAAATTGTCATATAACGGAAATAGGTTTGAAGTCAAAGGTATTTAAACAAATGAGTTTTGCTAATGTTAATAGCAAGCCATCAGAAGATCAACTTGATACTATTTACAATGATAGATCTACACTTACTCTAGGAAATGTAAATAAATATATTGTTAGATATAGTTTCTTTAAATTACAAATAAGAGAAGCAGGAACAGGGAATGATTGGCATACTTTAGCTCCATCAATAGGAAATCATCTTGGTTTATTTTGTGTTAGAGGTAATACTCCTGAATTTCAGTATAATTATATAAGGATAGATCATCCTTATAAACAATATGAATATAGATTTTTCCCTTGGCCTGGAAATGATGTTATTAAGAAAGTTATTGCTAATACAACAGTCTATGTCAATTTATTAAATGCAAATGGAGCAACAGATTCTGATGCTATTTCTACATTTTTCGATGGTAGTTATACAGTTAAATTTGCAGGTATAAAAGAGTACTCCTTAACACAAGCTAAATTAAGTAATACTGAATGGTCGTTAGGAGAAGAAAGTAAGGCAAGAAGAAGTATTCCAAGTGGTGTCACAGAATTAAAAGGCATTAGTAATTATTCTTTTCCTTCTCACATAACAGCAGCAAATCTTCCTCAGAACAAAGTTTCAAAAGTTTTATGGACCAAATTATTTTGGAAAGCCAATGATACAAGATCAGCGTGTAATCCTTTTAATGTAGTTAGTGATAGTCCTGACACAGTATTTGTTGCATATAAAAATTTTCCTAAAACGGGTGTTACGACTTTTGAACTTTATATAGATAAAGAAAATGTAACAGCAAACACACAAGGGTACGGTGTTAGTAGTGGATTATGGCCAGAGGACAAAAAACCTTCTAGTGTTAATTTAGTTGATGCACATGGAGGAGGAAAAACAGTTTCTGGAGTTGAATTTCATTACGCGACAGAGGATGGAAGAGGAGGTAAATTTATTCCTATAGTTGATCCTAATCTTACGAACGCTGACACTGATGGTTATCCATGTGGGCATAAAAATGTTTCAATGTGGGGAGATGTTAGTCAAACTTTTTATTACGTTAGAAAAATAGAAGATGAATGGGAAAATGTATCTCCTGTAATTAAAGATAGAGTTGTTACTACTTCTAATATTCGTACTTACACAGATACGTTTGGCGATACAGAAACAGAAACTATTGCAGAAGGTAATGGTTTACAAGTACTTTTAAATGTTTGGGCAAATACAGCAAGAACAGAAGTTTATGCAGAGTGGAGTCTTAATGGTTCACGAGGTCAAAATTATATTGCAGGTGACAGAGTTAGAATACCTGCACAAGTAGATCCAGATAATTCTAATAATACAATTTTACCTGAACAGATAAGAGATGTAGTAGTTTCAAATGTTTCTGAAAAATCAATTGAGTTAGAATTAAATTTATTTGATGCTGCTGCTGATTATTGGAAATTTGAAGGAGATCAATCTAGTCATTTGCAAGGTCCAGAACATCAAATTACATATTGCAATGAAATAGTTAAAACAGAAGGGAGTGGTAGCCTTGGCAATCCTGCAACATATTCAGATTTAGCGTATGCAGGACTAAGGATAAATAGTTCAAAAGAATGGACAAACTTTAGTCAGTTTTCTGCTTTCTTTAAGCAAGGAATTAAGGTTAAAAAACTAGTTCCAAATTCTAGTGGACCGTATCCTTGGCCTGGAACACCTCCTAAAGAAGCAACAAGTTTATTTCCAGAAATTGCTTATACGTTATTAACAGACGAAAAAATAGGAGCTGGAACAGTAATTAATGAAAGTTCAGTTAACGAAACAAATATGACTGTTGCAGCAAAATTTTGCAAGGCTAATAATTTATTTTGGGACGGAGTTATCTCAAATAAAATTAATTTAAGAGAATTTATATTTGAACAAGCTACTTATTGTTTATTAGATTTTACAATTATTGGAGGACAGTTTAGTTTATATCCTGCTATTCCTTTTAATTACGATCATTCAATAAATTACAACGGAAAACCAACAATTAAAGCACTGTTTACTGATGGTAATATCAAAGATTTAAATGTAGCTTTTCTTAGCCCTGAAGATAGACAAACATTTCAAGCAAATATTATTTATAGAAAAGAAAAAATAAATGGTTTTTCTGAAAAGAAATCTTTAATAGTGCGTCTTTTGGGAGCAGATTATACAAATGATCCATTAGAAACATTTGATTTAAGTGGTTTTTGTACGAGTCCAACTCATGCAATGATGTTTGGAAAATATATTTTAAGTAATAGAGACAAAGTGGATCATACGATTACATTTAAAACAGCTCCTCATTATATAAATGGTGTTAAGCCTGGTGATTATATAAGAGTTTTTTCAACGACTCAGCATGTAAATAGATTTAATAATGGAGCAATACTTGAAGACGGTAGTGTAGTTAGTAAGGATGCAATATCAGGCAATAAAACATTTTATTGGTGGAATACATCTCAATCAGTAGTACAAGAGGCTACAGCGAATTTCTCTTATTCTTTACCCGCTACTTACAGGGGTTCTTTATTTATAATCAAAGAGTCGCAAGCTTCTGATCAGTGTTACAAGGTTGAAAGTATTACGTTTGGTGAGGATGGATTAATAGAACTTTCTGGATCGTATTCACCTTTAACTTCTGACGGTAGGTTGGCTATATTGCAGGGGTGGAACGATGGTTCTCGTTTTGTTGTAGAAAGTTAAATGACACAAGCACAAGCATTCCCAACAGGAATAAAACCAAGTTCCAGAAGCTATTCTCCTGGAACGTATCCAAGTACAGATTTTGAATCGTTAGATGGTACAAAAACACATTTGCGTTTTGGTAATAAACGAGTTAATGCCACATTGCAATTAGGTTTTTCTGGTATTTCTGATGCTGATGCTGCTTCAATTTTAGCTAATTATGAAAATGTAAATTCTGATTGGGATTATGTAACTTTTAATTCTTCAAACGGAACAGTAGGGATAGGAAATTACACTCTTGCTAATTATGTTCAAGAAAATACAAGTGGTTTGAAGTGGCGTTATGCTGGTCCTCCAACTGTAACGAGTGTTTTTAAAAACAAAAATAATGTTAGTTGTTCATTTGTTGCTTGTTTAGATGCTCCTTAGCCATAATTCGTATAGAATAATGACATTGTTTTTAAAATTGAGTCGTGGCAAAATTTTATAGCGGAAAAGATGGTTCCTTAAAGGTTGACACTGTAGAAATTGCTAAGTTGCAAAGTTGGGATTTTACGATGTCGATGGCAGTCATTGAATCAACTTCAATGGGAGACACAGACAGGATTTTGCATAATGGATTAAGAAGTTATTCAGGTAGTGCAAGAGCTTATTACTATACAGATACAGCTGGAGGTGATTCAAAATTAAATAAAGTGTTAACTGCTGCTATAAAAGAAAGTGAAGGTTCAACTGCAGGAGATGGTGCTAATACTGAATCAACTGAAGTTACTATTGAGTGTATTTTAAAAGACGGATCAAGCCCTCGTTCTATTGTTTTTAGTGCTTGGATTACTTCTGTTGGAATGAGTAGTTCAGTTGGTGAAGTTTCTTCTGTCGATTTTAGTTGGGAAGCTAATGGTGCTCCACTTAGCAGTTCTAGTTTATTAGCAACTTAATTCTGTGGCCATTTATTTTGGTCAAAACGGTGATGTTGAAATTAAAAGAGATAGTTTACTTGCTGCTTTAAATTCAACATTAGATCCTTTTGATGTCAACGTAAATAATAAAAGATTTTCTGTTGATGGTGCAAGACGCTCCATCATTACAGGAGATAGGATAGAAATAGCAACAGTTGATGGCAGTAATTTAGAACTCGTTAGTGGTCATAATTATCCAGACGTAACTGCTTATGCTTTTGTTGATCAGTTAGGTGGTGTTCGTTTATATAATGATTTTGCTGCTTCTATTACAGGAAGGATTGCAGATGCAAAAACGCTTGTAACGCCAAGTGCTTCAAAAGCAATAACAATTCAAACAACTAATTCTCGATTTAGGCATTTAGCTACTGTTAGAAATTTTGAAATTAGTACAAATAGAGAGCAAGTTGATACAACTTCTTTAGGTGCTGAATTTAAAAAGCAATATGAGGCAGGATTAATTTCTGGACAAGGCACTTTAGATTGTTTTTGGGAACATTCTCCAGTTTTAGCGGATAAAACAAATACAAATGATCCTGAATTTTGTTTCTATTTAGCTCAATTAGCAATTCGATTAGAGCAAGGAGCAGATTTTTCAGCTCGTTTTTATATTTATAAAGACCCTAATACAACTTCTAATACTGTTTGGTACGAAGCTAATTGTGTCGTAACGAATGTCGCTGTTGAGGTTAGTGCAGCGGCTGAAATCACTACAAGGATTGACTTTATAACAAATGGAGATATTACATTAGCGACAGGTGCTGCTCCTGGTGCGTTGCTTCAAGAAGATCAATACAAAATTCTTCAAGAAGGTGGAGATCCTATATTATTGGATCAGCCTTAGTATAAAGGCATTGGTTTTTTTATTTTAGATAGTCATGCCAGATCTTGAGATTAGTAATCTGCCCGAGATTCAGGAGGCAGGTGTTCAAGGTACAGATCCACTTGCCCTGGCTGATATCAGTGCTTCTGAAACAAAGAAGGTCAGTGTTAAAGATTTAATTGCTGCTGGTGTCACGTTTATCGACGATGGAGATATTCCTGCTGCAAAAGTTGCTGGTCCGTTTGCTGCTAATACAGTTGCAACAGCGACAATTCAAAATGATGCAATAAATGCAGATAAGCTTGCGACAGATTCTGTTACTGCTGATGCCATTGCTGCTAACGCTGTAGGTGCAAGTGAATTAGCAAATAATGCAGTTGATAGTGACGCTATTGCTACAAACGCAGTTGTTACAACGAAAATAGCGGATTTAAATGTAACGACAGATAAATTAGCAAGTAACGCAGTTACAAATGTAAAAATAAATAATGGTGAAATTACATATGCAAAATTAAATTTAAGTGATGGAGATATACCTGGAGGAAAACTAACAAGTACAAGTGTCACTTCTAGTCAATTAGCTACCAATGCTGTTACTGCTGCCAAGTTGGCTGATGATGCAGTTGATACAAGTGCAATTCTTAATTCAGCAGTTACTGGGACAAAGATAGCTGCAACAACAGTTACTGGATCGAATCTTGTTCTTAAAACTATTACAGCTGCACAGGTTGCAGACAATACACTTACAGCCACACAAATAGCAGCAAATGCCATTGGCGCGTCTGAATTAGCCGACGATGCTGTTGATACAGATGCAATAGTTGATGGTGCTGTTACAAGTGCGAAATTAGCTTCAGGTGCTATTGCTTTTTCAAATATTACGGTTGCTGATGGCGATATAGCAGGAGCAAAAATTAGTTCTAATTCATTAACTGCAACGCAAATAGCGGCTAATGCTATTGGTTCG